CCCACGAGTCTACTCGCGTTTGACCAGTCAATCGTAGCCCAATCACCATTCACGGATCCTTCTAAAGCAAGTGAAGCATTTATATCTTGCCTTTCGAAGTTCACGTGTCCCCGCGCGTACAGGGCAGAGGCAGATTGCAGATATCTTTGCATCTCCGCACCCTGTCCTTGTTGTATCCACTGCCGTTCCTTTGGTTCGGCCTGAATTTCACGAGGTCCTTTTGCAGTTTTAGGCACAAAACATAACCGTGCCGGGCCCACGTCCCTAAGTAAATCGAGACGCACCCTCCGCTTGGCTTTAATCTTAGTCGAAGCGACTGCAACGCTGATATCGCCACTTTCAAGACGGCGTACTCCCTTAGTTTGGAAGTAATCAGCGAAAGGATATAGTTGATTGAGTCGGTCGTCGGGAAAGAATATGTACTTCTCGGCATATCGCTCTCTATTTGCCACTGCTCCTGGGCCGTGCTTCGGCGTGATATCATAAAGATCAATATCCGCCAAAACCTCGGCTAGTATGCAGTAAGCATTGTCTAGCACTTTACTCGCCAATTCGTCCGCCCAGTTTAACTGGTTCGGGTACTCCGCCTCAAGGGCCTTGTACTTCTCCGTAGCTTTACGGAGCTGAGCATCTGTGTAGTCCATTTCGACTTTCGCGAAGAAAGTAGTGAACTGGTGGATTAATTCCACAGCACCGATGTCAGCACTGGCGAATAACGGCATATCATCCCTTTCAAAGTCGAAAACGTACTTGAGCAAACCCTTGAAAAATAGGGGGCGCCCCCTCCGGTCGGTTTTAAACCCGAATGGAGGTTGATAGTACCCTTTGTCCAGCGATTCCCGAAAGGAGACGCCGAACTCAGGCAAGGTTTTCGTTAAAAAGGAGATGCCCTCAGCTCGAACACGATCCTCGACTGTTTGATAATCTCGTCGGTGATCGTACTCGAACAGGCATGTAAAGTCAATGAGTAAGGTTGAGGCTAGTCGCAGCATTTGTTTTGTTGTGCTGCTTCTACTTTGCTCTGCCATGTGCCTGTTCATTGTCAGGTCTCCATTCAAAGCCAGTTGGTAGGACCGGAGGCAAAATTATGCTCCGTATCCTTTCGCGGCGATATCAACGAGGTTGGCGTTAGTGTTAGCGGAGAGCCACGCATTGTTTGCGGCGGCCAACTCACGCGCACGCGCCTTCCCTTCAGGTGAGGTATAGGTGAGAACCACATACCCGCAGGCCAGTTCAGCCTGCCCCGAAGTGTTGATAAAGTTTTCGTCGAGGCGAGACACGGTCCGGGTAATACCGGATTTTGTCTTTTCGTGGGAGACAACGTGATCATGTATCACGGTGTCGGATGGTTCGTTGTGACGAACTACCCGTTGCCCATCGAACTGTTGAACCTTAAGGGTTTCTTCAGTGCCGTCGATCGTCATTGTAATATCGCCTACCATACTGGTACCTCCGTTGTTGTTGTGGACATTATTTCTAGCGAAGATGCTTGTTCGCGCCTTTTGTCCATAAAAGCGCTGCACCTAACAGCATTTGAAAATTTGTTGGCAGTTGCAGAGGAGGAAGAGCGTTCAATAGCTCTTTACCTACGCGTCGTTGATAATCAGCTCTGTTCACACGGAACAGGGGCGTCTGCAGGAAATTATACCCGCAGTACCCGTTGTAATACGCTGCCGTTCGGCCACTTCTGACCGAAGCGCATAAGTCAAGTATTTCGACTTTTATGCGCGCTGGATCGTAATGAAACGGTTCCAGCAGCTGCCCGACTGAAAACATCCAGTCTACAACGAATGAGAACGGAATCCGCTCCCAAACTGTGCTGAGCCCCGGTTTTATACCGATGGCAGACAACGCGTACCCAAGCTTCCCACCCAAAGTCCTCCAGTCATCCGGCAAAGTGTAGCGGTATCTAACCGTAACACAGACCTCGGGCGACACCCAGCCATGCTCCCAATACCCTGGGGCCCAATAACACGGGCCTTCAGTGCATTGCTGCGCGGGTTCCCGCGTAGTGGCAAGGTTGGGGTCGAAATCTTCATCCACAAAGCGCTTCTTGACTTTGTGTGCTTTCTGATCACCTTTAATTAGGTCCTCATACGTTTTCCAAAAGCGACTAACCCGTTTTATCAGGGCTGACGAATCGGAAACGAGGGGCACAATCCCGAACGATATTTGTAAAAGATCGTCGGAAAGGGTGTCGATCATGAGCTTCAGAGTACCTGATGATGAAGATTTTGAGACAATCATGCGCTTCAGCGACTCAAGGTAACCTAAGCCGCGTATTGCTCCGTTCTGGAGGTCTGTAAGGATCTTCCATTTCTTCGCAATATACTTGACGGTCTGTTTGATCTCAGACAATTCAAGCAGAAACACAAGTAAGTCAGTCGGCGAATCAGTTAATTCCTGCGTAGCCGTTTCGATCATACGCTTGATTTTGAACGCGTACGGATCGAAGGTGACCAGTTGGGGTAGAAGTTCATTCATCCCACCGGTGCACAGGTCCGATATAGCTTTGTAAGCGCCATCGTGACCCCGGT